GGTCTTGCTCCATTCAACTGCGCCGCCGCCACTGGCAATTTTAGTTAAAGTGGACTTTTCCTGTCCGCCATCGGTATTTGTTTTTCCCGCTACATAGATGAATCCATTAGTTGGATCTACGGCCAACCCCCATCCGTCTGTGTTGTAGCCTGTTGCAAATCTTGTGGTCCAAATTCGTGTGCCAGATGTGGTGTACTTGCCCACTGAATAAAATGTCCCGCCACTGTCTTCCACGTTATAGAAAAGAGCAATCACGTTGCCAACACTGTCATATTCTACACTCAGTGCTATCAGTGGTGTATCTAGTAGAGGAGTTGCTGACTCAAATGTCTGTACCCAAACATTAGCATCACCTGTAGCACCACCTAAAAGGTCATCGCCAGTCATGGAGTCACGGATGGTCTTGCCCGGTGGAATGTAGAGATCACCATCTCCGGCAAAGTTCCAATCATGGCTAACTGTCGACATGCTATCTGTACGATCAAATGATCTAATGGTTAGGCCACTGCGATATTCATTTTGCCAGTCTAGTCTGACTTGTGCTCTTTCATCACTGTCACCTTCGCCGTCTGGATCACCACTGTAGGCTCGAATAAGTTGTGTGCTTTCGCTTTCAACCTCTACATTGATCCAACGCATTGAAGTTGTGCCATCGTCACAGTCTTGTATAAATCTACCACCGTCAACGCCTGTTTTAATGTCGCCATCTGCGGTTAAGTTTCCGCTAGAATCTAATACTACTTCAAAGGAACCGTTGACCAATTTATCGCCACCACCACCACCAACATTCTCAACCTCACCTGCTCGCATTTTAGGACGGAAAGGAATCTGTGTCCAGTTGGCCGTGTTGAATGACACAAACGGCGTAGGTGTTGTGGTAGCCCACATGTTGGCTGCTTCCACACGAGTCTTGTCAGCGGCTAAAAATAAACCTGGTGTTTCAACCGTAATCTCTTCAATGTCGCCAAGTTCGTTTAGTTCATCAACACTGTAAGTGGCCGAAACATAATCAGCACTTGGAGAGTCGCCGTCATCGACAAGATACAAGTATTCAGCATTGTCAATCACAGTAACAGCAGTTTCGTCACTGCCAAGGTCTTGACCTCCGATGTTAGGCATCTCATCAACTTCTTCCACACGGAAGTTGACCGCTTGTGTAACACCAGGAATAACAACTCCAGTTGTACCTGCTTGTAAGTTCACGCCGCCTAGTGTTAGGTCGGAGCCTTGTATTGCAAAAGGTTTGTTTGCCATTTTATATTATTCCTTAATCCATTGTTCCGGTTTCTACCGAGTATATTCTTAAACTTGCGTTGCCAGTTGTTGTTGCGGTTGCCGTTCTAGTTCCTACAATTTCAATCAAACTAGTTGTTGGATTGCGGTCTACGGTAAATGTCATCAGTGGGGCTACACTAGTGTGCGTTACACCATATACAGATATTACAGGTACGCTAGTATTATCCCAACCTCTTACGGCAATGACAGCCTCACACATCTGTGTTTCCCAATTGCCAGTGCCGCCAGTTTCTTCTGCTTCCACTTGGATGGTCAGTTTAGCACCGCTAATAAAAGTTTCAGTAGCAGTCCATACTATTTGTGTTAGTACTGTGGTGACGAGATTATTTGTTGTTGTTTTAATAAAACTACCACCAGCATCTGTCAGTACGCCGCTAGCATTGAGTACAACTTCGTTAAGACCGTTGACTAGTCTGTCCCCAGCACCGCCTGCTCCTGGTTGGAAGTAAGTCAATGCCGCCCATGTACTAGCACCATCACCTAACTTAAACTCACCTGATGTTAAGTTAACACCAATCTCGCCTGCGCCTAGAACAACAGTACTATTAGTAGTCCAATTTGCGGCAGTATCTCTTCTTAATTTTATTTGCGTTGCCATTTTTAATAGTCCTTAAAACGTTGTCGAAGCGGTGCCGCCGTCGATAGTCACTGTTATATTTAATTTATTAGTAGAATCGATATACTCTACGTTAACTCCACTATGTGTTCCACCAGTTAGCATTGTTGCCGCATAGTCCTGTGCTAGTTCAGTTAAACTTGACACTGCTAACGTCGCATAAAGCTCATCAAAGTTAGCATTTACTTTTTCAAATGCAGTACGTATCGGGTCGCCATTTTTAGCATTGGCTGCGGTTCCGGTGTTAATTACTTGTTTAGTCATTATGATCTCCCTACAGCAATTTGAATTACTCCGGCCTCGCCGTAGTCTTTATCTTCTAGTGCCTTGCCAATTATAGCACCCAATGTTGGATTTGTTGCTTTAACAGCACATCCAGGAGTTGCGCTAGTTGTTAGCATATCACCTTTCTTAACTCGTCCAACTACTTGACATGGAATACGTCCAGCAAGTGCAACACAAACTTTAATGCCAGTTTGTTCGGTATTCATTACATATGCTGGATTAGTTGTTACCACACCTGCTGAACGTGTGTCGTTCATTGTAGTAGTTGTTGTAACTTCTTTATCCCCACCAAACACTAGCACAGTGCCTGCTTGGTATTCTTGATCGCCTTCGTAGAATTCAGCCAAGTCAGCGTAGGTAGCTTCAAATGTACCAGTTAGCTGCCAAGCACCAGTAATGTCGCCACGTGTGCTACTAGCGCCAGTTGTCAGGGTAGTACTCTTTAATGTACCACCGGTAACATCAATTAAACCAGTTGATACAGTTAATGTGCCATCTGATATAGTTAAGTTACTGCCAGTGGCAAATCTTAATTGACTTGCCGCGCCCACGGTCCAATCACCTACAATTGAGCCAGTAGTCGCAGGAGCACCAGTATACAAGCTCTTGGTTTTTAACGAACCGTTTGCAACATCAATAGTGCCGTAGACAGTTGCTACACTGTTGCTACCATCAGTGCCTGTGGCAGTTAGGAAGTTAAATGTGCCCGGTGTGTAAAAATCCACACTTGGAGTTGCGGTAGTTACATCAATGACCTTATAGCCGTCGATCTTCAACTGTTTGGCATCAATTTCACCAGCACTGCCAGTTTTAACAATACTGCTATTTCCACCATTGGTTGTAATAGCAGTGACACTGTAAGTATTGTTGTTGGTATTTGATCCGTCATATGCGGCAATCATTACACCGTTGGCAGCAAACGACGCATTTTTAATACCATCACCTGCGGTAACTACATTGCCCGGAGTAACTTCAGTAGGCGCAGCCGCCACAGCTCCTAAGTTACCAACTAAACTCTTGGCACCAATATATTGTAGTCTGCTTAAAGTTACACCTGTACTAACTGAACTACTTGGTTTAATAGTAATCCAACCACTTGATGATGTAAATTGTTGACTGTCAAATACCGCAAGGCCTAAATCAGCTTGCGCAACACTTGGAGCATTATACGGTGATAAACTTGTTGGCGCAATAGTTCCTGCGGCAGTCATTGATAGTTTACTTTGAACAATTCCTGCGCTAGCATTGACCATTGTGTTAGTAATTTTACCACTGGCAATTGCTGTAGTAATTGTACCTGGACCTGCGTTGTAAGTTATAGTAACATCATTACCTGTACTTGTTGCTGGAAGAGCAATATTTTTCCATTGTCGTGATACTATTGTTCCACCACCACCCCATATAGTTGTATATGAACTAATCCATGATACTGAGTTAACAGTACAGTCGGATACAACCCATACCCCATTATATCCAGTTGATGTTAAAATTCCACTGATGCTAATAATTGACCCAACAGCAAATGGTGGACTAGCTTGCGCGGCAAAGTTTACTGTAGCAACAGCACCGGTACCGCTTGCTCCGACAACTTCAAAGGTTGTATTTAAATCATATACAGCAATGTTTCCTTGGGCAAGACCAGTAAAGTTTGCATCACGCAATTCACTAAATTGATCATGAGCGTCAACTAACGCATCAACATATCCTTTGGTTGCCGCATCAAATGCTCCAACTGGAGTAGCAATGTTACCAATGCCAAAAGTAGCCATGTTAAGGTTACCTTTCATTGTTCCGCCGTTTAATGGCAGGTAACCTGGTCCAATCAAGTTAGATGATGGAACTGGGCCACCGCCGTGATCAAGACCTAGTCGTTTATCAATATATCCTCGAACAGCACTTTGTACTGGAACAACCTCACTAGCGTTGTTGGTCATAGTTGAGTCTGTTGAGAACTCAGAGATAACAACACCGCGCTTAAATCCTAATCCGTCTAAGTTGCTCAACGCAATTGACGCCGAGAATGTAACGGTACCAGTACCTTGATCAACAGTAAAGAATTTACCTACACGGAATATACCGTTTTGGTCAGTTGTTACGTAGAATACGCGACCAACACCGTCCTCTTGAATTTCTTGTGCTTGTTGACGACCTATTACTGGATTACCGTAAATGGTATACGGGTAGTTAGTAGTTGAATACCCACCAGTACCGATGTCTAAGAAGTCATGTCCCGTAGCACGGTTTGTACTAATACGTTGAGTAATCTGTGCCGCGGCACCGGAAGCATATCCTAAACGCAGTGTTCCAGCAGTGTCAGTTGGGAAAGGTTTACTAATACCTAAAGAATTACTGGATGCCGCAGTAACTTCTTTCATTATAAAAGTTACAGGAGTCAATACAGTTGTTCCGGCACCGTACACTCCAGGGTCTGAAGCATAACTAACGGTGACTGTTATGTCTGTTGACGCACTAACGGTCACTGTACGGTTGTAAGTATCAGTAGCATTTCCAGTAACAGTCCAATAACTACCAACAGCCGGTAAGTTGGTTTGTGTTGGTATTGTGTATGTTACTAGATACGGTCCAGTTCCTGAAACAATATCGTAACTTGTAATAGTAATACTAGCAACTCCGCTGTCCCATGTACCCGGATTATACGGATAGCTTAATGTGATGCTACTAGTAGTACTGGCTACACAATAATAGAATCCATTATATAAAGGATTGTTGTTACTGGTAATATTAAAATACTTACCAACTGTTGGAGCAGAACTTTGTGTACGTAATCCTAATACTACAGCATAGGTAGTTGTTATAATCCCACTTGATACAGTTTGTGAAACGCTAACGGTCCACGAACTACCAGAACCAGCAGTAATATAAGTTCCCGCTGATACACCTGTACCGGTTACACCTTGACCAATAGCAATAGTGCCAGTGCCCACAGCAACCACAGTTAGAGTAGTTCCAACGATAGTGCCAGTGAATGAAGCAGGACCAGTTATACTAGTAAATGTGTTAACTGCCACTTGAGCAGTGACCGCAGTACTAGCAAATGTCTGTGAAGGACTTACAGTCCATGATAATCCAGATCCTGCGGTAATGTACGAGTCAGGAGCAACACCGTCGCCAACAATAGTTTGTCCAATTTCAATAGTACCGTTAGTTAAAGAGCTAACAGTTAATGTAGTAGACCCTGCCATTGACCCAACAAATTTAGCATAGTTACCCTTGGTAAATGTTCCTGGATCGCTATTATAGGCAACTGAAATTTGATTAGTTGACACACCTGCCACAGCAACAGGAGTAACTGTTGCAGTAGACGACAACACCGCAGTAAGCACCCCGTTTCCGCCGCTAATATAAACAATTGGAGTAGAGGTGTAGCCGTATCCAGGACTTACAATACTAACAGCAGTAATACTGCCGCCGCTGATTGTACATGTAGCAAGGCCGCCAGCGGTTTCGCCGTTGACAAAGGCGCCGTTAATACTACCTCCACGCCCAATAATAATAGTAGGCGGAGTAGTATATCCACTACCACCGTTGGTTATAGTAATACGATCTAGGACCGACACTACTGTGGAACTAACACTAGCCCCGGCAGGAATCCAACCAGCAGGTACAATTGTAAATTGTGTACTACTATCAATGCTTTGAATAACTGTGCCTGGCGAAATATAAGCGCCGGTGGTTGAACTGGTCACCACCATACCTACTGCTAGTCCAGTGGTATCACCAACTGTAATTTGTGTTTTACTTAACGCACTGGTAACTTGACGGTATCCGTTATATGATACACTAGTACCAGTCTGCCCGCTAATATTATACCAAGCATCAACAATTGGCAAGGACGTTGGAGTCCAAGGAACACTATAAGTGACAATCTTTTTACCGCTTGCTGGAACAGTTTTACTAACAAATGTCAACGCACTAATAATACTGCCGTCGCCAACAATGTTAATAACTGGGTTTGGATCAATATTCAAGTATCCAGTATATTGTACACCGAATGTAATTGATGAGCTACCAACAATTGTTGTATCAGCAACTGCGCTTAATACCACTGTTGTTAAGGTGCTTGGAAATACTGGAGCAGTAACGCTTAGTACATATTGACCACTGCTAAACGCGGCATTAATGATAATATCGCCTTCTTCAATGATCCCAAGTACTGTATCAATTATCATAGTTGTACTAACACTACCGCCACTTACAAATCTTGCTGTAGCAATAAACGCTGGAGTAGTATAGCTAGAAATTGTATGGATACGTCCATTCCACCCAGTTACATAAGTACCTTTATTAATTTGATCAATTGTTGCTTGTACGCTAATTTGTAGTACGGAGATCTTATTGTCACCAACCTTAGCACCTTGTGTTTTCAATCCAACCTGGCCGCCACTAGCGTAAGTCGCTGTCACTGTACTGGCAAACTCTACTTGAGTTGCGCTACAAGCAGTAACAGCATATGTACCGTTATATAAATTAGTAGCAACACCGGTGTTTACTATATCTTGTAAAGTAATACTATCACCAACGGCAAATGGAGCACTTCCTTGATCGGCAAATGTAATAGTAACAGTAGTAGCGTTACCGCTTGCGCCAGTTATTGTGATCGCGTCATCTGGGTCAAGAGCACTAATATTTAAAATATCAGTTACAAATTTATAATATTGGAATGACGCATCTGTACCTAAGACGGCAATATTAGCAGGTAAAGTTTCACCCGTTGCTTCGTTTAAGTTGTAAGCAATAACACGATATATGTCAGCTAACTTGTCATTGAATTGTAATGCTGTACTTGGACGAGTAGGTCTAACGTTGTCAATACCTGTAAACTTAATATTAGTTAATGATCTAATAGTTACTTGTTGCCCATCGTACAGTGTATAAGAAAGACCAGTACTTGAAGTACCATTGTTACCTGCGGTACTTAGGTTAATCTTAAGAACGTTCTGTCCGTTAATAGTAACAGTAGTATGTTCAACACTTGTTACTTCGTATCGAGTAATACCGCCACCAAATATAATACTGTGGTCAATTTCAAGTTCTGATGTATTATAAGGAGAAAAGTCGTACCCAATAATGTAAACCGCCAATGCTTGTTTAGCAACAGTCGGAGTCATCTCTCCGGCAAAACTACCTTGCTTATACACACGGGCTACCTGCATCATGTTGTTAGCAAGTGTAACACTATCTGGTTTTTCAGTTACGTCATATCCTGAGGCACGTAGACCGTACACACCGTGCGCATTAGACCCGCCCACAGAACGAATTTGTCCGCCATTATTAGACCAATAGTGGGTGTAACAGTAATATGTGAATGTTGAAACTTGTTCTGAAATACCACCGTTGGTACAAATAACAGCGTACCCTAGATCGTTAATCATAGCAAAGTCGTTGGCCAACATTGACTTGTTACCGCCCATTTCAATGTTGATTAATAGTCCGCCGCCGTTGTTTAGATAGGTAATAGTACTAGCTTGAATTGAAGTTTTAGCAGATATAATTGTAGTTTGTGCTGCAATTAATGATCCTGCTCCGCTTGGCAACCCAGAAAGTGATGGATTACTTCTTGAAGTTGCGCTCACGCCATCAAATACGTAGTCAACAATTAAATCACCTAGAGCACCAATTTTAGTATATTCTGGATCAGTGTTTAAAATAATATAACCGGCAGTAATTGTTTGTACACTAATGTTACCCGGTGATTTACTAACTGGGGTGTTTACAGCAATTTGTTCTAGTATACTCTTAAAACGTCCGTAGGCAGCCGCCGTTACCGCTTCCTCACCAACAATTTGACTAAACCCAGTTTCACCAGCAACACTTCGTCCATAGTAAGATAGTACCGCATCAAAGGTCATGCTGTTGCCACCGTACATTATATCATAGCATAACGCATCAATCATGTACCCTACATCTCGAGAGCATTTTACTGCGCTGTAGCCAGGAATTGTTTTAATTGCGTAGGTAGAAGCAATCCATGCAACAATTTCGGCTCGTACAAACGATCTGTTGGCCTGTAAATTATTTTTTAATTTGACTGCTTCTGCGGTTGAATTTACGCTAGTTGGATATGTAATTGTCGGCGCCGCAGTAATACCTTGATCAATAATAGTATTGAGAATATTCATACTGCTGGTAACGGCGGCAGTTGCTGCCGAATTACCAACAATAGTGGTCAATACTAGATCTCTAGTCTTGTTAAGTCCTGCTACCGTTTGCGTCTTTTGGTTTGTTATAACAAGAGTAGCATCTGCTCGGGCATACGATAAACCTGCTCTAATTGTTTGGAAATTAGATCCCAGTACCATATCATAGGTAACAGCATCTAAAATTAAACCAACGTCACGCGAGCAAGTTGCTTGATTGTATCCTACTGGATTGGCAACATTAGTAGGATCGTACGGTGTAGCAGTATCTAATGTTAATACAACAGTCTTAGTAGCTGCATCAAAACTTACTACATCGTTGATTTGGAAACGATTTCCTTGAACAAAAAACACGCAAGGTGCTTGTGGTGGACGTATATCAAGACCACTATTTGTTTCGCCAACTACTGTGACAGTAATACCGCTGTTGACAATGTTGGTAATTGTACCAAATAGTCGTCCAGTAAATCCGTCAACAAATTGGCCACCCGCAAATCGCTTACGATTGTTTGATTGAGAAAAACTTGTTGCTACTTGTCCGTACGGTGATTTAGTTTTAATTGATCCTTCTGGGTCAAGTACCATGGCAAATCCGCCGTGCCCTTGGAATGTTATATTGTTTACTCGAACAGCATCATTACATAAAATAACGTCAATTTCTTTGTTATTTTTAGCTTCACTGGTGATGTCTAACGGATTTGTTAGATAATGTCTACCGTAATTGATAGTATCGTATATGTGCCAATTACCGGTAGTTAGGGTAACTGCCGCATTAAATGGATATATGACTTCACAGTTCATAACGTTACCGCTTACGCTAGTAACCACAGCCTTGCCTCGGCGATCGTCTCGCATGACAATAATACTGCCACTGCCGTTGATTAACGCCACTGGTTCTGTAGAATTGTATTTGGCAGTTAATGTAAAGGTTGTTAGTGTAGGAGTTGCTAATACATAGTAAATTTGACCTGCTACTAAATTACCAAACGTAGTTCCCCTAAACACAACAGGATTACCAACTCCAAATCCGTGATTGGTACTAGTAGTTATTCTACCATTTGATTGGGTAGTAGTTGTAGCAGTCACCTTAGTAGTATCGTCAACTAACACTTTACTGATCCAACTTTGCGGAACTTGTCCAGAGCCTAAACTAATAGTAATAATGTTATTAACACCGCCTAATGTAATTGAAGATACAGACGCATAATCTGTTCCTGAATAATTAATTGGTCCTAATTGCATCGCATCAATGACCGCATCACGATAGAAGAATATTTTCCTCCAAGGCGATTGACTAATACGATCACGTGGACGCATAATAGTTCTACGGAACTCGTCACCTTTAATTGACACGTTATCGGCTAGTCTAATTGGGTAGTCTTCGTAATAAACGCCGGCTTCCATAAAAATAACAATTTGTAGTTCTCTTACGGTTTCACCAAATTCAAGTTGCTCACCGAGTGTAAAAAATCCTGGCTTAGTTAAACGAATTTGAATAGTGTCAACACTATTGATCTCTCCCGGAAGGTATTTTACAATACTACCATAGGCAGCACTTGCATATCCTACAAGTACTTTAGCAGGAATAATGTCGTTGTTACCCGGTTGGCCTTGATCAACGTATCCGTTTCCGCCGTTAGTTACAGTCACATTCCAGATGCCAGTGCCAAAACTTGGGGTAGGGGCGGCGCCATAACCGTTTTGGATAATATTAATTAACAAGTCCATGTTGTTGCCGAACGTTGTTTTAGCAATACTACTTACAATTTTAGCAGGATTTAATACCTGTGTTACTAGGGTTTGATATCTAGTGGCAGTAGTTTGGTTTAATACTTGCGATGCTACAGTCTTGGCATATAAAATGCCGTCAAGTGTTTCAGAGTACTGAGTCCCAATTGCAATTGCTTTAGCTGACGAATTTTTATAATAACTCTTACCAGCGTTAATACTTTGATAAGTTCCACCAGTAACCAAGTCAATAGCCATGCCATCGAGGATTAGTCCAACATCTCGATAACATATTGTTTCGTCATAATTAAAGCCACCGCTAAACGTATCATCAATATATAAAATTGTATCGTACGCAACTTGGACCCTACTTGCTTGAATAATTGCTCTTGCGGTGATGTTATCAGCATCATACGCACCATTATCAATAACAGGATATACTAATGATAATGTTTCTGTTGGAAGAGTTGGGTTACTATCGTTAATAATTGTGTAGGTCGCATTCCATGAATTATTAATTACACTGGCCGCAACCGCACCAAGATTCCAAGCATTATTAGTATATTGTGGAACTACGGTTTGTCCAAGTTCCCCAGCTAACAATAGGTCATTTTGACTTATACGGATTGATAACGATTGAGCAAACGCCAGCGCAGCCAATGTTGATGTTAAACCGTTGCCTGCTAGTTGTAATTCTGAATTTTGAAAGTATTCTTGTCCCGATACAACACCGCCACTGTTTCCGCCGTAGCTAATATCGTAGGAAATTCCTTCTAAAATATAACCTAACCCTTGAGAAAATAGTGCTTCACTATACCCTGCGGTGTGAGGATTTGTATTAATAAACACAATAGTTTCGGCAATAATAAAATTACGGTTATTGAAAATTAAATCTCTAGCATGACGGTATCCAACTGGACGATAAACTGCGTCAGGGTCATTGAATGTTGGATAAACTCTGGTGTTAATTCCGTTTTCTAATAAATCTATAACAATTTGAAATAAGTCACTAATTTCGCTTAGTACTGTTGGGCTATTAATTGGAGTAAAATTATTGTCAATGTAATTTGTAGAAGATGTTAACAGCGAGTCAACTTGTCCGTTATCAATAATTGCGGTCCTTGCCCCTTGTAAACTAACCGGAGCATTGGTAACTATTGGATATACAACAGCTGGAGCATTGCCGCTGTCGTCTATAATAGTAATAACGTTGTCAATACCGTTACTAATTGATAGACTTACTGCGTCACCGGCGACTACTCCGCTTAGTGTTTCATTTCGATATTGTTTAACACTTTGTTGATAAACTGTAGTTGGAGATTGGTTACGAATAATTGCTAATGCCAATGCTTTAACATATGTAAACGCTCCCGTGATCGGGATAATTTCAGTTGCTTGAATGTTTAAAACAGCACCAATCCAATATCTTAACCCTGCGTATACGGATTGACTGTTTCCACCGTACATCATGTCATATATTACACTCCACATTACGTATTTTACATCGCGCTGGCAAGTGGCTCTATTGTAAGTCAGGCCCGGAAACTCAGTAGTTAAGAAAGAAATAACTTCAGCTTGAATAAATGGTATGTTATCTACTAATAATAGTTTGGCTGAATTCTGTGCGGTAGTTGTTCCGGACAAGTTAGGAAAAGAAGCATCGGGTAATGTATTCCCAAGGATAACACTAGAAATTAATTCAATGTTTGATACAATTGAACTAACTGCTGAGGTTACATCTTTGACCGCAGTTATACCAGCTACTGCAGGAACAGCATTTGAGTTTCCAATAATTTGATATTTTAAATTAGTAAGCACTTCTAGTATTTCTGCTTGGCTCAAGAATGTGCCGGCGGTAGAAAATGCTAATCCTACTTGTATTGATTGGTAATTTGATTGAAATAACAAATCATACGATAGTGCGTCAATTACGCTGGTTATATAATCATCTACACCTAACGTGCTATACGAGTTGTTTAAAATTTGATCTCGAGCAAATTTAGTACTGCTGACAGTTTGAACTAGATTATTTGGCGCAATTGTTCGTAATAGTCTTGTTGCAACTCTAGTAGAATTAAGGGTGCTTCCTACAACAAGGTCGTATCCTACAGAATCTAAAATTAATTTAACATCATTAGTCCAAATAATTTTATCGTAAGTAAACGTATTAACATATTTGTTGTTTATATAGGCAATAACTTCAGCTTGAATAAACGCTTTGTTTATTGCTAGTAAATCTTTAGCATCGGTGTAGCCAGTATCTAAGCTGTTTCCGCCAGTTAGTGTTACACTTTGGACTGTGGAAAATATTTGATCTGCCCCAATAGTATAACTCAAACGTTGGCGATATGGTCCAGGTTCTTGTGATGCTAGTGAAATTAATGTTTCAGCTTGTAAAGCAGCCGCTCCAACAGTTCTGTAAGCATAGTTCCAATATCGACCTTCTTTACCTACTGGAGTCTTTTGTTGTAAGTCATCACCGTTACTAGCAGACACATACAAGTTAACACTGCTTGAGTATGTGCTGTTATCAACATAGAATTTTGTTGCGGCTTGAAGATCGTCACCAGTGTTAGGAGTACCTTGTCCGGCCATTGGACTAGGATGATCACTTAAAGTTAGTGCGCCAGTCATGGTATCACCGCCGCGATATACCACGTGTTGACGTTGAATGGCTTCAGTTTTTAAATAGTTGCTAGTTAATCGTACATCGTAATCTGGGTCAGTAGTATTAGGAGCAATTGGCTCGTTACGAACTTTTAATGGATCTCCTAACGTACCAGTGGCTGATCTTTGGATATATCTATCATCAGCATATCCCTTAGGAATAACTAAGTCGTCGACTGTGATACTAAATCCGGGAGATGCGTATATTGCGTTAAACGAATCAACAATAGTCTGGCTAGGCGCTTGTACATTACCTATACCTAGAAACGCATTTAAAGGTGCGCCTAATGTTGGCTCAAACTCATTAATCAACTTTCCGGCATTTGATCTAATATCAAGTTGACCGTTATTACTAGTAGTAAAATTAATTGAATTGTCAGTGCTAACAATTGTACGGGCAGTAAGTCTATCACCAGTATGACTGGCCATAATGACTTGATCGGGATCATAGCTACTTGGAGCATCATCAAGGGCATTAAACTTAATTGTGTCACCACCTAATATTCCGTAAACTTGTGTAAAATTTTCATTTACTTTACGAAACGATTCGCGAATACTATCGCCGGTGCCGTCATTACCTTGTACACCAATATCAATTATTTGTTTTGCCATTTTTCTTAAACTCCGAAACTTGATCCGCAACCACACGTGGTCTGTGCGTTAGGATTCTTAATTGTAAAAGAACTGCCCATGAGTTCTTCTTTATAGTCTATTTCTGCGCCTTGTAAGTATTGCATACTCATGCTGTCTACAAGCACTCGAAACTCGTCTAACGGGACTTCAAAATCATCCTCATTCATAACATCGTCAAATGTAAAGCCATAACTAAACCCGCTACAGCCCCCGCCTTGAACAAAAGTGCGTAACGCTAATTTAGGGTTACCTTCTTCGTATAGTAAATCTTTGATTTTTACTTTTGCTGACTCTGAAATTGTGATCACATTAGGTCCTTGTTATGATATTTATCAATACCATTTTATAACCTTAATGTAAATACATGATGTATATTAGCGTTGAATTTGTTAACACTCCGCACTATCGTAAAAGCAAATACGGTACAATGCATACCTATATGCGTAAAAAATCAGTATTAGTAATGAGGTGCGATAGTTGCCAAACAGTATTTAGGCGTGACAAGGGCAACATGTCTCCTAAGCGAGTAAGCGACAAATATTACCATGTGTGTGGTGATTGTGATGCTAAGAAGTTTGCCCAGAGTAAGGGCGTTGAAGCACGGCGAGTTTGGGATATGCCCGCTAGTAGTCTTAAGACGCTAGGCCAACTGTAGCACTAATGGCATTCCAGTTGATAATTTTCCATTGATTTTCTAAATATCTTTTCTTATCTGACTGATAATCTAATGCCCAAGCGTGTTCCCACCAGTCCACAAGTAGTACAATATCTTGTTTAATTTCGTGATTAACGATCGTTTTAATTTTACCATCTCGAGCTAGGTACACCCATCCACTGCCTTGAATACCCATCGCAGTCTTAAAAAAGGCTTCTTTAAAGCGGTCAAACGTTTTAAAGTGTTTAGTTATAAATTCTCCAATTGGCCCATCTGGAGTATTAGTACTTGTTGGTGATTGATACTGACCAAACAAAATACGGTGTAAAAACGCACCCGCTTCATTAAAGTCTGCGTCACCTTCTCCGTCATTAAAACGAGTCACGTATGCTTTGTATAACTTACCATAATGATAGTTAATAGTATCTTCGCTCAATGCCGGCTCTAACTCGTCCTTAGCGTAAGGCAGTTTAAATAGTTCTAGCGTTTTAGGCGTTTTGCCTTCGTTAAGCGTAATATGCTTGATAAAGTTATACATAATGATATTTACCTATAAATAGAACACAGGAGATTAACCATGATTAAATTCATCAAAAGTTTTTTTAGTAAAAACGAAGTAGTAGTTGAGCCAGCACCCTATAAAGTAGAAGTTGCCCCAACTCCTGCTACAGTAGTAGAAGTTGTTCCAGCAGTGGCTGAACAGGCTGTACAAGCGGTAGTTGAATCTATTGCTCCAGCTAAAAAACCAGCGCCTAAAAAGCCAGCGGCTAAAAAGCCTCGTACTCCAAAAGCGGCAAAATAATATAAGGGCATTGCGCCCTTATATTAGCTTGTTTAATTGCTCTGAGTAACGAGCCATATCTTCTTGAATTCTAGCCTTACGCTGATCGTTTAGGTTAGGATTTTCTTCTAGCTCTTCTCTAAGAGTTTCCAACCTAAATATCAGTTGTTCTCGAGATAGCTTTTGGCTTGATTGTACAGTTCCATGCTGGCGAGGTTTTTGCCCTTGCTTTCGCACATTATGTCGAACTGGTTTAGAAAAGTTATTGCCCATTCGTTTGTTTTTTGATTCCAATAAAAGTCGCTGTGTGCCCTCAGCTTTTGTTTCTTATACCCATCTAGAAGTAGTTGGCTGTGAACAGGAGCGGTAAGTCCGTCATGGCCCACAAGATAATCTTCACGAGATACTGAATAATGCATAGTAGGGCGCATACCACGCCAACTATCCACGACACGCTTAACACGATTGTCTGTCGAAAGGAGATACTCCCCTTCGCGAATCCAATGATGGTGAATATCGAGCACAATAGGAACGATATCGCTAATAGTAAGACAGTCATCTAGTCCCCACGAGTTTTCTTCGTTTTCAATTGTAATACAATTCCGGGCCTCGGGGGTAAGTCTTTTGTAGGCAGATCGAATACCTTCGGGACCTTGTTTACCCGAGATGTGTACGTTGATTTTAAAATCCTGGAAGGATTTACCGTAGCCCATGTATCTGACCATATCGGCATGATATTCAAACTCCTCTATTGATCGTTGGACAATGCCTTCGTTAATACTAGCAAGAACAACAAACTGGCCAGGATGCATAGAAAGACGGGTATTGCTTGCACGAGCACTATTACCAATAAGGATAAAATTGCGCTCGAGATAGCTAACAACATCAGGCCTGCGCCAAAAATAACTCCAGTCAGACTGGGTATAAGCAGGAAGGATATCACTACTAATACGAACCATCCTAAGATTTTCATTAAGTTCTCCCACACGGTCTACAAGTTTTTGTGTAGCTGCAATATTTTGGACCATTAAGTCCCAGAGCTTTTGCTCTGCTACTTCTTTAGTCTGTCTATTTAACCAACTTATGGTAGTTGAGCCAGTGTTATATTGTTTAGCATCGTCATCTTTTTTGATGCCGTTTACTTGATCGGCATGATCGATCCATTTACATGCGAAGCCTATTTTGCCCATTACCAATGCCTTATGACGCCTGCGATTATAAAAAAGTTTGTGATAATATATATTAACACAATCAGCGTTCTAATACAAGCAATTCGGTCCGCTTCCACGTCCGAACTGCCTGCTTTCTCACCTAATGCTTTAGCCCAAACGTGCCAAATTTTACGCAAATAAATCTTCATTCCATTCACGGTGACCTTCAGTAAAGGCCATGTTGCTTTGAGTTTCACGTACTTCTACACGATAGCACCATAGACGCTTTGCTTCGCCATCACCCCACATGTCTGGAATGTAAACACCATTAACATACTTGTACAGCATTTCACTAAGACCTTCACATCCTAGTTTTGGTAAAACAACTATCTTAGCCATTTTCTTTTCTACTAACAGATTGTATGTTTCCATTTCTGGATCATCTGCGGCTACAATAAGTGTATGATCAAATTGATCTTCTAAAATCTTTTTGAGTTCTTTTAAACCACCATAGTCAGCCGCCCAATTGCGGACATCTAGGTCGTTAGTGCCAAAGTAAAATTTCATGCTAAATGAATAGCCGTGAATTAGATTACAGTGACTATCAGCTCGCCATTGGCGATAGGCGCAAGGAAATGCGTCGTGATATTCTTTTGTGCTTGTATACTTATAAGCGACAGGTTGTAAAGTTGCCATTGTTATATCTCCTAGTTAACAATGACACGCAGAGTTTATATTCCGGGATGAGCGTCTAAGTCCGGATATAGTAATTATACGCTTTTATAGCGTAAAGTCAATATTATTGGCGAACAATTGCCCCAAACGGTAACCATGTCCCTGGCTCACCAGTAGCAACACATACCCAACCGATATAAGTAAATTCGGCAGGATTAGAGTTCCAACAAATATCGCCTTTAGTTGCTAATCCAGTTACAGGCGCACTCGCTCCAGTTGTAAATTTTTTATCAGCAAAACTAATATTCCCTTTAACTGCTAAATCTACAGTTGGGTCAGGATTATTAATTCCAACACTTAGCGGTCCAAATACTTTAACAACTCGTCGACTATTTAATTTGTTACCGATTTCAATTTTTAAATCGTCTGCGTAGAAAGCCTGATGGCCATCGACGTTAACAGCAAACGAGTCTGTACCAGACACTGACTTTACTGCTAGTGATTTAACAGTAATTGCGTCAACGTCCACTGGCCCTAAGAATTTTGACTCACCTTTAACTACTAATGATGTTAGTGCGCCAACTGCTGTTAAGTTAGATTCTGTTACATTTGGCCCAAGTCCGTGTGCGGATAATACAACGGAACCGTTAATATAATATTGTTTATCTTGTGCTAGTTCTAATGATTCTGTTGATAGTAGTCTATCGGGGTTGGCTTGAATTGTTAGTTGTTTTGCTGTGCCGTTACCCAACCATACTAGGCCTTTTCCATAAATGTTATCATCGCCGGTTGCTCTAAATTCTAATGACGTTGATTTT